CTGGAACTAGTGTCGCAACAGTATATGAAGACACTGCATACGCAACAACAATTAACAATACCAATGCATCTGATTTTGATGTTTGGGCTACTAACCCAATTGGATATTCGGGAGGCGTTGCAAATAGTCCTTTAAAATTCTTGACTGACACTGGTGGCCCAAGTAGCGCCACAGGTTATGCAGAATCTTATGATGCTGGTGCAAGATTTTGGAAAATTGATTTAAGAATACCAAGACGAATTACAAACATTGCTTGGGCAGTTCGTGACGGTGATGGTGGCAGAACAGTAATGAACTGGCGTGGTTCTAACGATTTGTCTACATGGACAACTCTTTATACAAACCCAAGTCCAAGCTCTTCTAATGACACTTCATTTAATGAATCTATTTCTGATACTACAAAATATAGATACTTAGATTTTCATACTGAACACAATACTAATAACTATGGAAGATATAATAGTCTAGTTATTACTCTTGAGGCGGAGTCTACACTGTCAACCTCATCATTGTCAGCAACTGACCCAGAAGGTTCTACAGTAACTTACGTTCAAGGAGCAACTGGTTCTTTAATTACACCGTTCTCGTTTAACACAACAGGCCCAGCGATTGATATTTCTACTGCAAAAATAAATGAAGATGGAACATATTCATCGTCTGGTGTTCAACATAATTTCTCTGTTGATGCGTCCGATGGAACAGGAAATACCACAACTAGAGTATTCAATATTCTCAGAAAGTGGATGGATGGTTCAAGTTCATCACTACCCGCTCAGAGTGCAAATGATATTTACAACATTGACAATAATTTTGCAGATGGCAATTATTACATCAAAACACCAAGTGGTGGCATTCAACAAGTTCGTTGTTTGAATGTTGGTGGTGCTGGATGGATGTTGGTTGCAAGATACCAAGCAAATGCTGGTTCTACAGTAACAAACCAAGCAAGCTCAGTTCGTGGATTGACAGATATTTCTCAGAACGGAGCAAATGCATGGAGTGCCGACTTTGGTGGTTACGAATGGTATGGTAGGTCTAATGGTAGAGTCATGGTGTGGGGCGCAAGTGACTTTGCAAATAGAACTGGACACTCTGTAAACTGGATTTACTATATTCCTTCTGATAGGAGTTCATGGTGTGATTGGTTATTTAATACAAGTGGTTCTTATAATGGTCTTCAGTTTAACACTGGTCATGTCCAGTTTCAACAACTTTCTGCATCATACGCTACGAAACACGGACAAACTTGTGCTGGTGCAGCAGATGGCCCGTTTAAAGGTTCTCGTTGGACTAATACAAATTATGTTGGACATAGAATTTCAGATGGCGCCAGCGGTAACTGTGGTTTGATTCCTCGTGCATTGTTTTCCCCAACATCAAATATGCATCAATTACATGGTGCTGATGATGCAAAATGGAGTGTTCATGCAACTGCTACTCAGTCTGGACAAGATACATTTTCATCCCAACTTTTTGGTTATGATGACACTAATGGGCCTGCTCACTATGATGTTGGAACTGGCGAGGTGGGAAATGACTCTACTAGAAATGATTATAGTAACGCAGTAACATTCTGGATTAAGTAATAAATACTAGAACCCCTCACTAGAGGGGTTTTAAATCTATAGGTAATGATATGAGTGAAAACACCCAACACTACTTGGGGAATCCACTTCTAAAAAGAAGTAATGTTCCACAAGAGTGGACTAAAGAACAAATCCTTGAATACCAGAAGTGTATGGAAGACCCCATATACTTTATTAAGAACTATATTCGTATTGTTTCTTTGGATGAGGGACTTGTTCCATTCAAACTCTATGATTTCCAAGAAGATATAGTAAACACGATTCACGACAATCGTTTTACTATATGTAAACTTCCTCGACAGTCTGGTAAGTCAACAACCCTCGTATCTTACGTTTTACATTACGTTCTATTCAATCCGAATATGAATGTTGCAATCCTTGCTAACAAGGCTGCGACTGCAAGAGATATTCTAGGAAGACTCCAACTCGCATACGAAAATCTACCCAAGTGGTTACAACAGGGGGTGGTATCATGGAACAAAGGTTCTGTGGACTTAGAGAACGGTTCTCGTGTGGTTGCATCATCTACATCATCATCTGCTGTTCGTGGTGGTTCATACAATATGTTGTTCCTAGACGAATTTGCATTCGTTCCACAGAATGTTGCAGAAGACTTCTTTAGTTCGGTATATCCTACAATCTCATCTGGTAAGTCTACCAAAGTTGTTATCGTATCAACTCCTAACGGTATGAATATGTTCTATAAGTTATGGACTGATGCAGAGAATGGTAGGAACACATATAATGTCATAGATGTTCACTGGAGTCAAGTTCCAGGCCGTGATGATAAGTGGAGACAAGAAACTATCAATAACACCTCTGAAGAACAGTTCAGAAGAGAGTTTGAGTGTGAGTTCTTGGGTTCTGCAAATACGTTAATACACCCATCTAAGATTAAATCAATGGCATTTCATAATCCAATTAAGTCTAATGCTGGATTGGATCTCTATGTCAAACCAAAAGAAGGACACCTCTACACCATCGTCTGTGACGTTGCTAGGGGGACTCAGAACGATTATTCTGCATTTATTGTATTCGATGTTACTACTGTGCCATACACTATTGTTGCGAAATATCGTAACAATGAAATCAAACCTCTACTCTTTCCTAATATTATTCACGATGTTGCAACTGCATACAATCAAGCATACACACTTGTTGAGGTAAATGATATTGGTGAACAGGTTGCATCTGCACTACAGTATGACTTGGAGTATGAGAACCTTATCATGGCTTCCATGCGTGGGCGTGCGGGTCAAGTGATTGGGGGTGGTTTCTCAGGCGGTAAGGCACAATTGGGAGTAAGGACAACAAAGGCGGTTAAATCGCTAGGATGTTCTAACCTTAAACAGATTATTGAAACAGATAAACTTATTATTAATGATTATGACTTAATCAATGAATTTTCCACATTCTCACTTAGAGGACAGTCTTATGAAGCAGAAGATGGACACGCTGATGACCTTGCAATGTGTTGTGTTATCTTTGCATGGTTGATTCAACAGACATATTTTAAAGAGTTGACAGATGATGATATTCGTGCTAGAATGTTTCAAGAACAACAACATCAATTAGAACAAGACATGGCCCCGTTTGGGTTTATGGATGATGGATTGCAAGACCCTTATGGGGAAACTGTGATAGATGAATATGGAACACGGTGGAGTCCAGTGGTTCGTTCTTATGATTCAGATTGGTAGAAAACATTAAAACCCTACATAATATCAATAATGTCGTTTTCTAATTTGAGATAACAGTTCGCACAAACGACTGTGGATTGGTTGATTAAACCTACAACTTCGGTTCTAGATTCCTCATTCAATCCTTTTCTTTTAGATAGAGAACGTATTTTCCTCTCATGAGGATAAAACTGGAGACAAGCAGTTTCAGATTCGCCACAATGATGACAGGACTTTTCACCAAGATATTCGTTTACCCATATCTTTCGTGCCCTGTAATTGCGTTGTGATACCTTTTTGATGGTATTTTTGTATTTCTGATAGTGCTCCGACATGAAACTATTTATGTGCTGCTAAACCTATAAAAAAACATTCTGAAGAGATGGGTTTTTATAAATATTCGTGTAAATTTGAGGATAACCTTAGATTATTATAAAGTAAATCCATAAAGGAGAAACAGAGATGGCATTTCAACTATCCCCTGGCGTGCTAGTCAAAGAAATTGATTTGACCAATATTGTTCCTGCTGTTGCAACCTCAATTGGTGCGATCGCTGCTGGCTTCCCACAGGGCCCAGTAGAAGAGATCATCCCAATCGGTTCAGAACAGGAATTGGTTAATTTCTTTGGTAAACCAAACTCAGATAACTTTGAGACTTGGTTCACTGCCGCAAACTTTCTTCAATACGGAAACGCTCTTCGTGTAATTCGTGCTGACACAGCTGCTGTCAACGCTACCGCAGACGGATCTGGATTGAAGATTAAAAACGACACAGATTATGAAAACAATTATGCCGATGGTTCTGGTTCTGTAGGTGAGTGGGCTGCAAAGTTCCCAGGCACATACGGTAACTCGCTTGGTGTTTCTATTTGTTCTAATGCAACTGCATACGAACAGACAGTCACCTCAACCGTTGACGGCGCACATTCTGCTGGTGCAACAACCCTTGCAGTTACATCTGGTGCAGACTTTAATGTCAATGACATTATCTATCTACAAGAAACTGACGGACAACAGTATGAAGTTACTGCAATTGCAACTAACGACCTTACTATTCGTCAACTAGACAATCCTAACGGTGGTGGACTAAAATCTGCAATGTCTGGTGGCGAAGCAATTCGTAGACGTTGGAGATTCTATGACTTGTTTGATGCTGCTCCTGGCACATCAACATGGGCAACAGACAGAAACATCTCTGCTGATGAAATGCATATTGTAGTGTATGACAGAGACGGTGGTATTTCTGGATTTGATGCAGATATTGCTGGACAGAGAACAACTGCTGTTCTAGAAACATTCCCATTTGTATCACAGGCAAATACTGCAAAAACTCCACAAGGTGGAACTGCTTTCTATGCAAATGTTGTGAACACTGGTTCTTCTTTCGTAAGATGGATGGATCACGATGCATCACTAACTAATGCTGGAACACAGGTTGCATCTGGAGTTTCTTATGCTTCTACTGCTGGTAAGGGGGGAGTTCTTTCCGATGACCTTGCTGGTGGAACAGATGATACTCCAACAATCGGTGAATTAGATATTGCATACAACTTGTTTGCTGACGCTGACACAGTTGATGTAAACCTAATTATGGCAGGAACTTGTCCTGCTTCAACAGATGGTGTTACACACGCAACCATGATTATCGACCTCTGTGAGGCTCGTAAAGATTGTGTTGGTTTCATCTCTCCTCGTAGAGAAGATGTTGTTGGTGTGACTACTGGTGCTGCACAGACAACTAATGTTGTTGCGTTCTTCAACCAGTTGGCAAGTTCATCTTATGCAGTATTCGATTCTGGATATAAGTATATGTATGACAAGTATAACGATGTATATCGTTATGTTCCACTCAATGGTGACATTGCTGGACTTGCTGCAAATACTGATAATGTTGCAGAACCTTGGTTCTCTCCTGCTGGTTATAACAGAGGACAGATTCGTGGTGCTGTTAAGGTTGCATTCAACCCAACAAAGGCACAGAGAGACATTCTCTACCCTGCTAGAGTCAACCCTGTAATGACACAGCCTGGACAAGGAACTGTATTGTTCGGTGACAAGACTGCATTGTCAAGACCTTCTGCATTTGATAGAATCAATGTTCGTAGATTGTTCATTGTTCTTGAAAAGGCGATTGCAACTGCTGCTAAGTTCCAGTTGTTTGAGTTTAACGATTCATTTACTCGTGCTCAATTCAGAAACTTGGTAGAACCGTTCCTTCGTGATGTTCAAGGTCGTAGAGGTATTACTGACTTCTCAGTAGTTGCCGATGAGACTAACAACACAGGGGAAGTTATTGATAGAAATGAGTTTGTTGCAGATATCTACATCAAACCTGCTCGTTCAATTAAC